GATTAAGACTATACGTTATGGTCAACAGGGTGTCAAGGGCGCAGGTAAGAATCCTACGACTGACAAAGAGAAAGCACGTAAGAAATCCTTCAAAGCTCGTCATGCTAAGAACATCGCCAAAGGTAAGATGTCTGCGGCATATTGGGCTAACAAGAGTAAATGGTGATAACATGAGTTTAATTGGCGGAATGTTTCAAATGAAACCGCTTGACTTCAGCGATATGAAGTTTGATTTCAGCGGTATGTCTTTTGATACGCCTGTTGCACAACCAACTCCTACTGCTACACCAGACCCTATAGCTGTCGTTAACACAACTACAGACCCTATTGAAGAGGCTGTGGCTGTTGTTAGAACTCCAACTTTAGACTCATATGAGACTGCTATAAAAGACTTAGCAAGTAACGGTACTGTAGACCTTGGTATGGACTTTGGTTTTGACGCACCAGAACCAGTGAACGAAAACTCTATTTCTTGGGGTGAGTACGTTGATTTAACCATGCCTAACGCTGTAGTCGGTTCTAATTTTACTATGCCTTCTGCAGTAGAAACACCACAAGACACTCCTTACGCTAACGTAGACCCTGTTGGTTCTTTTGCAGGCATAGCAGGAGGTACTAATCCTTCTGAGAACTTCTTAGCTACTGACTTTGGCATGGCGACAGGCGTAGGAGCAGGTAGACTTAATTACAAGATTAACGAAGATATTTCTAATTTAAACTACGAAGGTGCTTGGGATAAAGAGGTGACTTCTGGTGGTGATATACAAGAAATTAACGAATTCTTACAGACTTCTGCTTATGACGAGGCTAAAGACCTTGTAGATGGTGTTAAGGCTTACTACGACCCTTACGACAAACGAGACAAAGACAATACTGAAGGTGTATTAACAGCGTTAGGATTGACAAGCTCTCTAAGCACTCAAGGTAAGTACGGAGGCAGTAACCGTTACGAATACAACCCAGAGACTAATCAGTTTGAATTAGCCTTTGAAGGCGAGAAAAGTGCTGCTCAGGCTTATGTAGGACCGCTTATACAAGCAGGTGTTAGTGCAGCTTTTACAGCAGGTATAGGAAGTGCTATATCGAGCTCTGCAGCCCTTGCTAACATGTCTACACAGACTGCTAATGCTATTGGTCAAGGTGTAGCTAGTGGTCTTACTACAGCCGCTACAGGCGGTAATACTGAGGATATCCTATTAAGCTCTGCTTTAGGCGGCTTAGGGGGCTATGCAGACGGTGTAGAGGAAGCTCAACAACTAGCGCAGGCTAATGTAGAAAATCTAACAGCTATTGCTAACAGTGGTGTTGCAGGTCAGTCTTTGATTGCACAGTCTCAGTTAGCTAGTGCTACATCAGCTCTAAACGAAATTAACGCCACTGCAGAGCTTGTTAACACTATAACAACTACAGTAGACTTAGCAGAAGCAATAGACCAGAAGGATGCACTAGGTATTGTTAACGGTGCATTATCGTTAGCTAACATGTCGTCTTCACAGGACTTACTATCTGATAAGATTAAAGACACATACCAAGAAGGTAGCTTTGTATTCGATAATGCTGACTTAGTTTCATCTGTGAGTGTTGAGTCTTTAGCTGAGATTGCTGAAGGTGGTGACATTAAAGATGTTGTACAGACAGCTGCAGGCTCAGTAGTTAAACAGACTGTGCTTTCTGATATGAACGTTAAGACTGCTATACAGGATGTATCAGGTAGTAATGAGTTTATAGCTAATAACATTGATGCGTTTACAGCAGCTACTAAGGCAGCAGGCTTTTCATTACTTGATGGTAAAAACCGTGAGAAAATAATAAGAGATACTTTTGACGCCTACAGGAAAGCAGGTGGTCAGTTAACTCCTGAAACGGAAGATAGCAAAAGTCCTGATTTCTTAAAGAATATCGAGAAGTGGTATCACGAAAACATTGAAAACCCTTTAGAGGCTTGGTGGCAAGAGATAGAACCTACTCGTGAGATGTTTGAAGGAGCTGTACAAGGCGCTATAGACGCTGCTAATCAGTATGTTGTACAACCTGTTGTTAACGTTGTTGAAGGTATTATCGAAGGAGCTGACCAAGTTGTTAGAGACTTACCAACTACTAAGGAAGACTGGGAAGAACTAGAAGATACTATTAAGCAAGCAGGCAGTGACTTTGACGATGCTACTTTTCAGGTTGTTAAAGACAATGTTGTAGACCCTGTTGTAGGCGCTATCAGAGGCACTGGCAGAGCTGTTGAAGAGGTTTACGATGCTGCTGAAGGATTACTCCCTGATGAAGTCCCTTTTGAAGTTGAAGGAGACGTAGGAGTAGACCAGAGAACTGTGGAGTTTATGTATGATGATAGTGACTTAGTGACCAATCGCCTACTCCCTAAACAGGAGCAACGCATACGTAGTCTTACTGACGCATTAGCTTTTGAACAAGCTCAAGAACAAGAAGTCAGAAGAGCTCAAACATTAGCCGACGAAGACGAAAGAATAAAAAGAGCTAAAGCGGTGTATAGCCCTCGTGTAGGTGCAACAGTAACATATACTGGATAAAATCCTTGACATTTGCTAAAAAGTATGATATAATAATACTATATAGTGTTTAAAAAGAAACAGCACGTAGTAGATGTGATAACATCCGTGCTTTACAAAGAGAGTTTAAAATGACATATTTAGAGCTAGTTAACGCTGTTCTTCGAAAGTTAAGAGAAGAAGAAGTTACAGCTGTTTCAGAAAATGATTACAGTAAGCTTATTGGTGATTTTGTAAACGATGCTCTTAATTTAGTTGAAGCTTCTTGGGATTGGTCTTCTTTGCGTACAGAGATAGACATTACAACGGTACAAGGACAAGACACTTATTCACTTACGGACTTTAACATCCGTGGAGAGTTAATGTCTTTGTATAACGTTACCAAGAAACAGCAACTAGACCAAAGAACTAAAGCTTACGTTAAAGATAAGCAATACAAAACTGATTCACAAGGTGCTCCTCGTTACTTCGCTCTAAACGGAGTTGACAGTAATAATGACACACAAGTAACAGTACATCCTATACCAGACCAAGCATACGTACTTGAAGCTAACGTTGTCTTACGCAATCAATCTTTACAGAACGATGCAGACACTACAAAGCTTCCTACCCTTCCTATTGTTCAACATGCCTTTGCATACGCTTTGCGTGAACGAGGTGAGACAGGCGGACAAAGTGCTATGGAGCAGTCAGTAACAGCACAGAATGATTTAGCTAATGCTATTGCCTTAGATGCAGGTAACAATAGCGGTGAGTTAGTCTTTGACGTCCACTAAGGAATAACAATGGCAAAACCACTACAAACAGTTACAATACAAGCTCCTGCTTTCTACGGCTTAAACACTCAAGATTCACCTACAGGGTTAACAGAGCAGTTTGCGTTAGTTGTAGACAACTGTGTGATTGACCAATTCGGTAGGGTTGGAGCACGTAAAGGTTGGGAGTATAACACAACTACTAACGGTGACGAGCTAGTACACTTATCAGAATATGTAAAGGCTGATACGTCTACAGAGCTAATCAGCGCTTCAGCTACAGCAGTTTACAAAGGTGAAGAGACGTTAACAGATATAACACCTACAGGCTATACAGTCGGTACAGGTAAGTTTAGAGCTGCTACGTTAAACAACATACATTACTTGTTCGAAGAAGATGAAGACCCTTTGTACTATGACGGTACAACATGTGATTTAATCTCTAACAACCCTAACTATGCAGGAGTAGTACCAACAGGTGGTATTCCTTTAGCAAGCTTTGGTAGACTATGGGTTGCAAAGGGTACAGTTGTATACTGGTCAGACTTGTTAATCGGCAGTGCTTGGAATACAGGCTCTTCAGGGAGTATAGATGTTTCAAAGGTCTGGGCAGACGGTAGCGATACAATCACAGGGTTAGCTTCACATAACGGCTTTTTAATTATCTTTGGTAATACACAGATTATTGTCTATCAAGGCGCTGAAGACCCTGCTACAATGTCCCTAGCTGATACAATCGTTGGTACAGGCTGTGTAGCTACTGACAGCATACAAGCTACAGGTAATGACTTGATGTTCTTGTCTAACGAAGGTGTACGTAGTTTTAATCGTACAATACAAGAAAAGTCCCTACCAATGCGAGACATCTCAAAGAATGTACGTAGTGAGTTAACATCAGCAGCTATTGTAGAGACTGGCGGCATTAAGAGTGTGTACAACAGTGAAGAAGCTTTCTACTTGTTACACTTTCCAGACAGTCGTATTACATATTGTTTTGATGTTAGGACACCTCTACAGGATGGTAGTCACAGAGCTACGAAGTGGATAGGTATTAACCCTGAGTCGCTTGTGTCAACTAGAAGTGGTAGATTGTTATTCGGAATGTCTAACGGTATAGCAGAATACAAAGGCTATAGAGATAACGGCAGTAGTTACGAATTAAACTACTTCTCAAACTATTTAGACTTTGGTAGCCCTTCTCAGTTGAAGTTATTAAAGAATTTAAAGATTAGTGTGATAGGTGGTAGTGATACAGAAGTAACTCTTAACTGGGGTTATGACTACAGCTACGCATATAAGAAAAGAGGCTTTACATTAGCCGCACAAACCATTGCAGAATATAACATAGCTGAATATGGCTTAGGAGAATTTAACGCAGGTATACTTGTAAACAGACCGAGTGTTAACGCATCAGGTGGTGGTCAAGTAGTTCAATTAGGCGTTGAAGCACAGATTAACGGTGCTCCTTTATCAATACAGCGTATGACAGCACAAGCAATTATAGGACGAGTAATTTAATGAGTAATTACAACAAAACTACCAACTTCACAGTCAAAGACAACTTAGCTTCTGGTAATCCTTCTAAGATTATCCGAGGCGGTGAGATTGATGATGAGTTTGATAACATACAAACAGCAGTTAACAGTAAGTCTGATTCAGCCTCTCCTACCTTTACAGGTACGGTTACAGCTCCTACTGTCACGGTTACTGGTACATTAACAGCAGGTACTATTGATGGAGGTACTTACTAATGGCTAATAAAACCAAAGAAGAATTAGCAGCACAAGCAGAAGCTGATAAGCTACAGTTATTAACTGGGCTTACAGGTGCAGGTGTAGCAGGCGGAGCAGCTTACTACGGTAAGAAAACAGGACAAGAAGCTTTAGCAGGTATAGGTAGAGACTTAGGTACTACCTACGACACTCTAACTGGAGATGTAAGTACAGCTGCTGAATTCAAACCATACACTGTTACAGGCGCAGCAGGTGGCGGTACGTTCGGTCAGCAAGGTTTAACCCTAGACCCTAACGCTACACAGCAGGGCTTATTAGACCAAGCTAACGCTATGCGTGGTCAGATGGGTATGCCTACTGATATGTCACAGGCTCTACAGGGCTATGGAGCAGGTGCTTTAACACAGTCTCAACAGGCTCTTGGTGCTAACACTGGACAGTTTGCATCACAGCTTGGCGGTCAATATGCAGGCATGGGTGAGCAACTTCTAGGCGCACAAGCTCCACAGGACTTAGCAGGCTTACAAGCAGGCTTTGCAGGTCAAGTAGGCGGTATGGGTACAGGTAGTCTTGGAGGCTTAACAGGACAGTTACAGGCTCAAGCACAAGGCGCTTTATCAAGTAGTGCTCCTGACGTATCAGGTGCTTACAGTGGTATTACAGCTCCACAGATTAGTACAGCGGCAGGTGATGTTGCTAGTCAATACTTAGCAGCCGGTGGTGGTATGCTTAGTTCTCCTACAGCAGGCGCTGAGGATATATACAATCAAATACGAGCTACACAGTCCCCTGAAGAAGAAAGACAACGTTTAGCACTAGAGAATAGACTAGCAGCTCAAGGGCGCTTAGGAGTCTCTACAGCGGCTTATGGAGGTACTCCTGAACAGTTAGCTATGGAGAAAGCTCAGGCTGAGGCACGTAACGCTGCTTCATTACAAGCTATAGGTATGGCTGACCAGTTAGCTACAAGTCAACAGAACAGAGCTCAACAGCTTACACAGATGGGCTTATCGGCTGACCAGATACAACAGCAAATGATTAACGAAGGGTTTGGTCAAGAGATGTCCTTAGCAGGCGCTCAGTTACAAACTGCACAAACTCAAGAGGCTCTACAGACTGCTTCACAGAACCGTGCGGCACAGCTTGCTCAGCTAGGTATGTCTGCTGAACAGATTGATAGTCAACTTGCTAGTGAAGGGCTGAGCAGAGATGTTACTGCTGCTTCTACAGCTGCACAGTTAGCTCAGACTGGTTCAGGTATACAGGCTCAACAACAGCAGCTTGGTCAAGGTTTGTTAGGATTAGGACTGCAGGCTCAACAGCTAGGTGGTCAGTTAAATCAGCAAGACATTGCAAATGCAGCGTCGTTGTTTGGTTTAGGACAGCAATCAGCGTTGCTACCTTCACAGTTAGAAGGTGCACAGCTTGCAAACATCAATCAAGCGTTAGCGTCATCAAACGTACCGTTCCAACAACAACTAGCAGCTTCACAGCTAGGCTTAACAGCTCAGAATCAGCAAGCTCAGTTACAACAAGAGTACGCAAACTTAGCTGCAAACTTAGGACTGTCAGAAGCAGGCTTAATGAAAGAATTAGCGCTAGGTGGTGCAGGACTAGAACAAGAGTACATCAAGTCTCTTGGTAACATTGGTGCAGGTTTGGCAGGTATTGAGATTTAGGAGATAACATGGCTAATATGATTAAAGATTTACTTGCACCTGACCAAGCTAAACTTCTTGACGACCAGTTGAGACGTAGACAGCTACAAGAAGGTGTAACGAACTACGGCAATGATGCTATGGGTAAGTTCCTAACCGCTGCTTCGGGGGCTCAACGAGCCTCTGCGGGCTTCGGGATGGCTGCTGAACGTGCTATTGGTGGTCGTCAGGCAGGTCCTAATGAGCTAAGAGCTATTGAACAGCAGAAAACAAAGCAAGCTATGATTGATGCTATGAAGGTTCA